ACTTATCAACATTCCAATTTTCTTGTGCTACTCTTGTTTCAGTACCAGTAGATAAACTTCTCTCAACAAAATATGCTGTTGTTCCATCAATCTCAAAATACATTCCATTATCAGCACCAAAATATCCTATTCTCTGTCTTAGATTTTCTTTTGGTGGCTCTGGGACAAATGTATTTAAAGTAAGTAAGGATTTGCCTGGTTGGTATGAAAATACTTTTGTAGTCTCTCTAATTACTGAATCACCACTTTCAGTTCCAATTCCGATATTGATTAAACCTTGAGAAGTTACAATTCCAACTGTAGAACCAGTTCCTACAATCAAATTATCCCAAAGATTCTTGTCTTTATATCTGTGAGAACTATCAAATAGAGTAAGAGGTTGAGATATTCTCATCCTCCCAAAAGCATCTCCTCCTACAGCTCCAGTACCAGCAACACCACAGTTTCCAATGTTGCCATATCTGTCGGCACACATGAAAACTTCATGGAGAGTTCTCTCCTGGTTTAGATAATCTTGTGTTTGTTTATTCCACTGAGCCATAATTTCATTCCTGTGTCCAAGTTAGTTTTTCTGGTTGGTATCTTTTTAGACCTGTGACTTGATAAGTTCTGTTTGAGGTATATCCTGCAGGATAGATATTGTGAACCATGGCACCTGGATATTCCTCCTGAATATCTTGTGTCAGAGTATTCTTAGATGGAAGATTTCTTGACTCTGCAGAAAAATCCATTCTATAAAGTTTTCCCTCCCAGATAATATCAGCACAGAACTTTTCTTTAACCGATTCCGATTGAATAGGAACCGCACCAAAGTTTAGGGTGCCATTAAAGTCACCTGAAATATTAATGTTTTCGTTTAAATTGTTGTCCATTAGCATCTCCAGCGTTTGCGTGCTTTACAGATTTTCTTCTCTGGGGTCTTAGAGCAATCGATGTTGTGCATCTTTCTCTGACCATCAGAGCGATCACAGAAAGACTTACGTCTCTCTTTTCTCTTTCCTTTTGGGTTCTTTTCAGTTACAGCAGTCTGTAACTTTGATTCTGGATTTTCACGGCGATATGCCTTAACTGCTTCAGGACTCATACCATCAGTGTTATCTTTACGATTTTCTTTTTGCCAGTCTTCAATAAGTTCACCTTCTGGTTCGAAGTGTGCTACCTGAGTGGTTTTCTTTGTAGATGCCTGTCTTACTGGTGGTGCGTTTTTTAAATTTTCTCTCCACCATTTCATGTCATCTGCATACTTTTTTGGATCAACTTTAAGATATTCGGTTGGTTGATATCTTCCCTCACCCCTACCACGGGTACTATCATAACCACTTTCAGCAAGTTCTTCTCTCCAGTTTGACTGACCCTCTTTCACACAGTTGGGAACCATTTTCTTTCCCTTCTTTTTCATACCTAGTTGCTTATATCCAACCCAGCATTTTTCTTCAATCTTCTGAAGGTTTGATGGTGGAACTTGGATAGGGTCTGGAGTAATTAAGTCCGTGGTTTCAATTTCGGTTGGAACAAAGTCATCTCTCCAGTTGGAGAACTCATAACCTTCTTTCTTTGTGCTGTTACCCCAGTTAGCAGCACCAACTTTGCGGCACTTGGATAGAGCACCAGAAGCATATGCACTTGGCCAAACATCATATCTTGCTTTTACTTTCTTATAGCAAGCGTCTTTTTTTGTTTCCTCACCAAGTGGGTTTTCTGGACCTTCTAGACCAGTTTTATCTACACTAAACTTTGGTTTTTTCTTTATCTGTGGTTTTGTTGCAGAATCTGGAATTGTGTCACCAGGTTGATATGGTTTACTTTCTGATATTTCTTCTCTCCAGTCGGAATAAGATTCTTTTTTCATTTTTGAGTTTGCACTTTTTGTTGTACTTGGTATTACATCTTCAGGTTTACCACCAGCATTTTTAACTGCTTTTACAAAGACTCTATTAAATGATTGACCACTTGTATCAATTTGTTCTCTTACCATTTTTGCCTTACCCTTTCTGTTTGGGTTTGGATCTTCCTTGCGCTTTTTCTTCGCTCTTTTTTCTCTCTCATCCTTACTCATCGCTGCTCTATCATCAGCATCACGGCAGAATGGTTTGGTTTTCTGACCAGGTTGCTTGGCGCATGGTTTGCCATCATATTTGCCACCTGCCTGAACCCATCCACCACCTTTAAACCAATCACGAAGTGAATAGTCCTTATCTTTAGCAGACTTACCATCACGCTTACCCTCATCCATATAAGATGAAGCAGCATCAGTATTGTGTTCGGTATCAGTAATCTTTGCCTGAACCCAAGCAGGAATGTTCTTTTCCTTAGTGCCAAGTGCCTTTCTCAGTTTTCTGATATTTTCTTCAGACTTCTTTAACTGAGATTGTGCCATCGACACTTCGTGGTCACCCTTTTCTTTTGCTTCGTTCACTTTCTTTCTACCTTGACAGTGTGCTCTTTGTGAAAAACCTTTTGGATTTTTGCAGTCAATAGACTTCTTATATTTCTCAGACCATCCTTCACTCACTGCTTCACCATTTCCATTACTACCGTTACCATTTTTCTTGGTTTCGGTTTCACCATTATCTTCAGACTTTTCTTCTTCCTTTTCTTTACGCAACCATCCACCCAGTCCTACACGATAACCTGTAGGAATCTTCTTACACTTCTTCTCATCGTAGCAGTAATAATAACCCTGCTTACACTTCTTCATTTACTTTTTTCTGGGTTATTATTATTTAGAAAACCTTGCTTGAGTAGTTTCTGAAGTTCTGATGTGGAACCAACAAATACTGCGTTATTGGTAACGGTATTTGGTCCTTTATTGTTTCCAACATCTTCTTCAACATCTTTCAGTTTCTTCTGTAAGTCAATCAACTTATCAGTTGTATCAGCAACACTCTTAATTAACTGACCAGCAACTTCATATGCTCTTGGACTTCCACCTTCACCGGCAAGTTCCATGATTCCATTGATTGCTTCCTGACCCTTCTCAATCAATGAATATAAGTTTGCTCTTGTATATTCATAGTCTTTTGAGATGTCAGTCTTCTGCTCAGGTTTTGTAATACTCTTAGGAGCATCATCAACCTCAACAATGCTGCTCTCAACATTTAGAGCATCATCAATAGAATCAAATTCGGACATAAGTATTAGATATCAGTTTGTTGTGTGGGACTATATTCTTTAGAGTCTCCTAAGTATTCCCAAGTCTCAGTAAATCCAAAGTCATCACCAGGGTTAGCATCAATTGGGTCTGGGACCGCAGTGTATCTAACTTCTCTCTTCGCAGTTTGTGTGTTGGTATCTGCGTACATATCAACAATAACCTTACGGATTAGACCTTCTGGGTTATCAGCAACAGGACCGAAGAGATAAGTCTTAGCGGTAAACTGTAAAGTATATATTAATGCTCGTCTTGTGGAAAAATCTCCTTCATAGTCATCCTGCATTCCGACACTGTTCAGAACAACTGGAATATCTCTCTTTTCTCCAATTGAGTCTACTAAGTCTATAGTTAGATTGAATGCTGGTTGGAAATAAGGTAGAATCTGCTCAACTATCTGTAGAGCATCGTCATTTAGTTTACAGAATATACTTAACTCAAAACCAATGTTATATGGGACAGGCATGAAAACCTTTTTCATTCTGTCGTTATTGTCAACAGCACGGAATGTCTGAGTAATACCAGTCTTTCTGGAAGCATCATACTCAATAGAAGTCATCTCAAATGACATTCTGGGAAGAGTGATCTGAACAGGTTTATCAAGGTTTGCTTGCTGCTCAAGTCTTGCTAGAAACTTCTGGGCAGGACCATACGCCAAAGGAACTTTAATAACACTATTGGTATTTCCACTACCATCCTTATGGTGAATGTCCAAGTCATTGAACAATGTGCCAAAGGCAATAATAGTTTTACGAATAATTTCGTGGTAGTAATAAGTTCCTAACATTAGTAAGTACCAAAGGGATTAGATTCTGTGAAGTCAAGAATTCTATCTGCTTGAACTTCAAACTCCTCATTTTGTCTATATTTATCTGTTACAGTGTTCGCAGCGGACACATTGATTTCATAAGCAGCACCAGACCTAGCACCAGTGATAATTTCTCCAGGATAGAAACCACCAGATGTAATACCAACTCTGAGGATATTAGTATCCGTATCCCAGTTCTTGACTCTTGCTGTTGCTCCAGATCTGGAACCAGTAACAACTTCGTTGAACCAGTATGTTCCAATACCAGTTGTAGCAGCAGTTGCGACTGTGACTGTTGGTGCTGAGAAGAAACCTGCCCCAGCATCTGTGATGTTGATAGCACTGATAGTACCGGCAGCACTTACAGTTGCTATAGCAGAAGCGGGTAGTTGAGGTGATAGTGAAGGTAGAGTAAATGTTACGTTTGGTGCTGTCGAGTATCCAGCACCACCATTGGTAACAACAATCTTAATAACACCCTTCTTATCGGTCTGAATACCGCAAGTAGCAGCAGCACCAGTTCCACCACCACCAGTGATAGTTATAGTTGGTGCTACAGTATATCCAGCACCAGCATGGACAAGACGAATTTCTTTAATAGAAGTTATGTTATTTCTGGTTGTGGTAATAGCAACTGCTTGAGCATCAGTTCCACCAGAAGGTGCTGTTGTAATAGCAACTGTTGGTGTGCTGGTAAAACCAGAACCATCATTATTCAGTGTGATTGACTGGATAAAACCAGTTCCAACGGTAGCAGTTGCTGTTGCTCTAGTTCCACTTGAGAACATTGTCAGGTCAACAATATAACCCTGGTCATCAAGAACTTTATCAACCTCATCAATGGAAGTATCGAATACTTCATCCTCATATTCGAAGAGTTCACATTGAAGTTCGTAAACGTAGTTTTTACCTAACTGATAAAAAGGTTTTTCATGCTCAACGAACTTTACTTCGAAAAGTCTTTTACCTAATGGAAAATAAACCAAATCTCCTTCTCTTGGTCTATCATAGACTTCAATTTCTGAATCATCAACACCTTCTAAAAATGGAGAAATGAAGTCTTCAAATCTTTCTCTTGATATGACTAGAGAAACTTCATCCCTAACACTAACTCCAAACTTGGTCATAATGTCGCCAGCACCACTATAACCTTCATAGTTATTGAGATATGCTTCGAGTAAGAAGTTATCATCAAACTTGGATGACTGTATTTCCTCAATAATAGTTTGTTTTCTGACAAACTTTCTGGGTATATACAAAACTTCTATGCCATATATCTTGAGTTGCTCATTGATCAACTCTTGAACTAGGTTTTGCTCTCCAGAAGAGCCCTGTAGAAAGAAGGGATTAAGTGCCATTATCCAATAAAGTCTAGAGGTGGTAGTTCATAATCCATTGACATTCTGGACTGTATTTCTGCTAGTTCTCTTTCAGCATCATCATATAGTTGTCTACCATTGAGCTCAATGCCACCTGGTAGTTTGACACCATTAAACTTAATGAGGTTTTGACCCCATTGACGCTTAATAAGTGCTGTTAGATATCTCTTCAAGAAACTATCATTGTATACACCACTATATGTTGCTGGGTCTAATATTCTGTGGCAGTCAATAACAATGTAGTCATTCTCAGACATGCTTTGCCAGTCAACATCAAGATACAACCTATCTTGTCTCTTGTTATATCTTATTTGTTTGTCGGGGGTTAGTAAGAAGTCAATGTCTTCTAAGTATGTCTTAGTCATAGCATACTGAAGAAGTTCAACTGAGTTGAAGTAGTAGAGGTCGTTCAAAAACAGTTGGTACTTAATACTGAACATTCCACCAGAAATGGAACTAGTATCAAACTTAAAAATTCTTTCAATTCCGATAACTGAGTCTGGAACCTGAATAAAGTTGGAAGTTTCGTAGTAGTTTGAAGTGGTTGTGCCATATCCACTAATGGATGTTGAAGTGGCGCTGGTAGTTACGATACCTGCTGTATTTGTGCTACCACTTTCGTTTGATGCTCTTCCTCTATCTAAGTCCGCCTGAGTAAACCTGTACTTCAGGTACATTCTTTCAACACCATCAAAATGACGCTCTTGGAAGTACTGAAGAGCATCATCAACCAGGTCGTCAATTTGATCATCATCAACGTTGATCTCCAGGACTGGAGCACCCAAACGCCTCTTACAGTAATCAATAAGCCCTTGGCGTGTTGATGGTTTTGCCATTAGAATTCCTCAGCAGATAAATTATCCGTCTTTTGTGTAGGTTTTTTTCTTAATTTTAATTTACTCAACTCGTCCTCTTGCTCTGCGTTTTTATTTTTGAGAGCCTCAATAGTTTGGTTAGCAACCATAACTTTCGCTTCTAAAGCAACAGTCTGAGAAAACAGATCTGATGACTTTTG